AACTGTCTAATCTCTAAGCAGAGACTACGTTATGTATTATACCGACAGCCGTGTACGAACACCTCGCAGCCTAGTAGAGGATATGCAGGATAACTGGGGCAATCTTGCAGATCCTCGCAGAGAACTGGATCAAAAGTTCTGGAGTTTTATACTCAGCCAGTATACTGCTTTTGAATTTACAGAAATTGAAACGTGGTGTGACGATATGTTAGGGCACAACAACTGGTTTAGAATGTTTAACAAGTTCTGGTTTACAAGCGAATCTGAATATGTTATGTTCCGTCTAGTATGGTCAGGAGTGGAACATGGACAGTGATTTGGAATACAAGCCCGATGCAAAAGTAGTACGTACCTGCCGTGCGTTCATTCGCAGCTTGTGCGAAGCCTACGGCCATGGACAAGGTTTGGCTATTTGGGACAGTGTGCGAGAAAAGCTTGGCGATCGTGCAGCAGGCGATATTTTTCTTGGCATGCTGATCAAATCCAGCGAGGCCAATATTGTTGCCACAGGTCCAAATTTTATCAGTGCAATCAAAGAACTTCGGCAGTTGACAGGATGGGGTCTGAAAGAATCCAAAGAATTCCTTGATAATGTACGCGACAAAGGTCCTGTTGCGTTGGACGTAACCAACTACGATGAAGAACGATTGGCAGTGTTTTATGAAAACATGCGACAAATTGGTGCAACAGTTGAATAACTGAATAGGAGGGACAAATGATCCTTACAAGCCTAAACAAACAAAATCTGATCCATCCGCCCAAGTGGTTGCCGGATAATACAGCATATCTCACCATCATGGGCAGTCAGGCCTACGGTGTAAGTATTGACGACAGCGACCTTGATGTGTATGGTTTCTGCATTCCGCCCAAGGATCTGGTATTTCCGCACTTGGCAGGTGAAATCCCTGGCTTTGGTAGGCAGATCCAGCGATTCGACCAGTGGCAAGAACATAGAGTGCAGTCCGCAGATGTTGCAGAATATTGCAATAAACTTGGAATAACAGTTCCTGCATTAGATGAAGTAGAACGCGAAATGAAATCTCGCAATTTGAATAAATAGAACAATGGCACGATATAGTGTAGTGCCATTGTTCTAGGTGTTACATGGCATACTTTATTTACATAACAGAAAATTTAATAAATGGTAGAAAATATATAGGCAAGCATTCAGGTGATATATCTGATGGATATTTAGGATCTGGTATGTTACTGAAGCGGGCCATTGAAAAATATGGTATTGATAATTTCAAACGAGATATCATCGAAATAGTAGACACTGAAATTGATTTAGATAATGCAGAACGTAAATGGATAGCTGAGTTCGATGCAGCATCAAATCCGTTATTTTATAATTTAACAGAAGGTGGCACTGGTGGTAATACTTTAAAATATTTACCAGCCGATGTAGTATCAAAAACTAGAAGTGGGTGGTTTGCTAAATTAAATGACGTTGATAAGGAAAAAGTCAGAGAACAACGTAAAATGCACTTGACTAACTTGCGAGCAGATGCTAGTTTGGAAAAACAAAGACTGGCAGCTCAACAGAAGTATTATCAAAACTTAACAGAAGATGATAAAGATAAATTGTATGCATCGCGTAGAGGTAAAAATGCATATCAAGCAAAATCTGTAAAAACTCCATTAGGTGTATTTGATACTGCAAAAGATGCAAGTAGAGCACACAATGTTAATATACAAACAATTTTAAATAGATGTAATAATCCTAACTTTGCGGATTGGAAATTTAATGAAAACCCTAGCAGACCTTGATAATACAGAGCTTTTAAAGCTTCATACTCTTATGTCAACAAAAACTACATATGACTTTTCTGTCTACGGCATTGTAAAGTATTTCCAACTGTGCATGGAAAACAATCCCAATATGATTGACAGCCTGTTCACTCCTCGCAACTGTGTTATTCACAGCACTGCGGTAAGTGAACTTGTTCGTGAAAACCGTCGTATGTTCCTGCACAAAGGTGCATGGCACAAGTTCAAAGGTTATGCCTATGCACAGATGGCAAAGATCCGTACCAAGACCAATGCCAACAATGAAAAGCGTGCTGCCAGCATTGCTGCACATGGCTACGATCTCAAGTTTGCATATCACATTGTGCGACTGCTGAATGAAGCCGAACAGATCATGGTTGAAGGCGACTTGGATCTGCAACGCAACAGGGAACAGCTCAAAGAGATCCGTCGCGGTGAATGGACCATGGAACAAGTGGAGAACTACTTTGAGAACAAGGAACGTGCGCTGGAATTGACCTATGCTAATAGTCAATTGCCGCATAGTCCGGATGAAGCTGCTGTTAAAACACTGTTGATCAACTGCATGGAACAACATTACGGTGATCTCAGCACTGCTGTTAGCCGTAATGTCAATGTGGATGCAATGGCTCGCGAAATCCGCTCTGTCTTGGATCGCTATGTTGTTTAAGCTATTAAAACGCCGCCTGGTTCGTAAATGGGCCAAGGATATTGCAAAAATAGTGGGCGCTGTTGTGGCGCCTGCTGACTACGAACTCAGCAAAAATATCGCGGGCGCAGGCGGACAAAGTCTCCAACCGTATGGTGTAACCTGGCAATCATTGTTTGATCAATGCGATTCTATAGAATTGAAAGTTGCTGCCAATAATAAACAATCCCTTGCAGTTAAAGAATTTTTATTCTTTGCATACCTGGGACCATTAGAAGCATGGTGCGAGCGTAATTTCGTCGGACCGTTCATGTTATGGTCCGACAATCGCTGTATTCACTGTATGCTGTTTGACACGCAAGACCGTGTGTTATGGCAATTGACATGGGGCAACACCATGCCGCGATATAAAGAAATGTCTGACTATTACCGTTGATATTATCTGCCTTTGTCATACAACCAACCTGCTAAGCAGGTTGGGATGGCCAGCTGATACTTTTAGTTAATGCGATAAATTGGTCTATGTCGGTTGTTACAGCAAATGAAGCAATTGATTGCTGTGCAGTTTCTCGTACTGCTGTTCTATAATTGCGCCATTGTACAGGTATCTCTGTGCCAACTTCTAACAATCGTACTACCATCCAATCGCTGGGTAGCAGTAGTTGATAAGCCAGTTGATTAATCTTATCTGTCCATATGGACACAAGGTCATAGTGGTTTATAGGTAATACAGTGTCATATTGATAGAAATTGGGATCGGCCATCTCCCATGTTATTAGTCTGTAACCACGGTAATCAACATTGAGTTCTGGTCCAAGTATTTGGATCAGATCAGGCAGGAATAGTATATCAGGTATGCCAGGGCACTGACCCCACGTGCCACCCCAACGTTCCAACACGCTACCATCATCTATCTTTATCAGCTTATATCCTACTAACATATGTCCTCACATTCCCAACATTGGCATGTTCCATGAATAGACGAAGCTTGGCGTGTAGGTAACTACAATTAAACCTTGTCCACCTGCTCCGGTTGTTACTGTACCAGAATCTGCGGCTGCGCCTGCCCCACCGCCACCATATGCTCCGCCAACACCTGCGGTCGCATTCGGCGAAGTGTATGTGCCGCCACTACCACTACCACACCCATGAGTGGCGTCAAATTCAGTACCGGAATTACCTGCACCACCATTGATTGCACCGCCTGCTACAGTACCATTATCGGCTGTACCACCAATACCGGTAGTGTTTGACTGGTTTGGTGATGCACCTCCGGCTCCGTTTGGACCGGCAGCACCGCCGCCACCGCTAGCACTGGTTGTTGTAGTGAATATAGCAGTACCGCTGGCCCCTCCAGAATTCTTAGTTGCACCCGTGCCCGATGCAGCAGCACCACCAGCTGCGCTTGCTGCGGTTGTGCCAGATGCAGCTTGTTGTCCTGGGTTGCCACCTTTAGCACCCACACTTGATAATGCGAGTGTGGTACCGTTAAACCATGCATCAGCACCAAGATTCCCTACAGCCCCAGATGAGGTAGTACCAGATCCAACAAAAACAATAGCTGCTGCTGCGGCATTTAGGAAAAAGGTTGCTGTGCCGCCTTGTGTAAGTGTAATATTGGTCTGTGCCGAATATGCGCCACCACCGCCTCCTGTGACAGCCCTACCATAGTAGCCACGGCCGCCACTGCCTCCACCTGCAATGACCTCAACCTTGTTTGAAGTGTTTAGCCAATCAATTGGCACACTAAAAGTTTGGTTAGCAGCAGATGTGCTGGTTAAAAAACTAACAGTTGCAAATTCAAAATCAAGATGTTCGCCCAGGTACGGTGACCATGCTGGCGTAGGCAAGTCCCATAGCTTGCGTTCATAGCGTAGGGTATTGTTGGCAATAGCCCACAGAAATGCATCAAGATCATGCCGGTCATCAAACCAACCAGTCCACACGGTGTATCCGTCGTTTAATCTCGCACGCAGTCTAAATCTAGTTTGATTTTCATTGCCAAACTGATCTTTTTGTTGTGCTTGCGAAGGTGCTGTCCACTGCGTATCAGCCACAGGCATAAGAAACTTTGCACGTGGTATGTTGCGATCTGGTAATATAATCATGTTGCAATAACCTTTATCACATACGTTGGTACAGCGTTGATCCTACGTATGCTTATGATCCACTTTGCAGTAGTACTGGTTGTAGGTGCAGTGTCGCCTGTGCTACCTGCAACAACTGTAAATCCGCTGAGAGTTTGCGCTGCTGCACCTGTGGTGTTTGATATCAGTATGTCTATAGCACAATCGGACGTTGGTGCGTTTATAGTACCAGCACCATTGTTAGATGCATATTGATAATTGCCATTAAATGCGTTAGGTGTCAGGCTTGCACCTGATAGGTTACCAAGATTGAACGCAGTAAAAAGAAAACCGGCTGTAAGAGTTTCTTGTGCACCGGCATCAAGAACTATGTTGCCCAACTGCCTTGTTAATCCCGCTACTTCTAGTTTATAACCGGTGGTAACAGTTGTGGTGTTGATGCCTACGTTGCCAGCAGAATCAATACGCATACGTTCTGTATAGGTTTCACTGCCAACTGCACCAGTGTAGGTACCAAACACCAAACCGCCGCCATTAACACCGTATACGTTACCGCCGCCAGCTGTGCCACCTGCCAGTTGTATACCACCTGCATTGGTTGAGAATCCGTAAGCTAATATCGACACGTTATTACCGCTTGGTATCGTAGCGGTGTTAAACATAACCCTGCCATTGGCATTCATTCGCATACCAGATGCAGCTATGTTGTTCCATGGTGCAATTATTAGATTGCCAGTGTTAACACCGGCATTGCTGCCGAATATTATGCCACTGTCGCCAGCCTGCGTTATGTTATTATTGGCACCAGCACTGTTGTTTGGTCGTATGGTCATGTTACCATTTTGAAAACTGGTGTTTGGACCTATTAGAAAAATACCGTCTGTTCCCTGTGTGCTGGTACGCACATCAAGTATTGTGGATGGAACAGTTGTGTTAATACCAACTTGTCCACTGGCATCAATTCGCATGCGTTCTGTA